TGATGCGCACAGGCATTACTTCCGATGGAGAGGACGGCGCCGTTGGCGCGGCTGCCGGTCCCTCCCAGGTCTTTCCGTTTCGTAGGGGCTCCGCCGCAGCTGCCCCTACTGCCGGCGACGTGACCTCGCCGTCGCCGGCCCCTATTCCCCTGGGTGACGCTGTTCGGGCCGTGGTTATGAATTTGGCGAACAAGCGGATCAGGGTGCATGTGTTGCGGCTGGCCCCGAGGGAGGAGGACCAGGACCAGCCGCGCTAGCCGGGGGAGGAAACCGGCCAGTTCGTTTTCAGAGACGACCGTCGCGAACGTCCGCCAGGATCAGGGCGGCCAGTTCGTCATCAGTCATTTTCAGGAACTTGTTTTCAGCGATCAGGTCTCGGCGCTCAGCAGCGAGCCTCCCGATTTCGTCGCAGGCCGTGCTGAAGATTTTCGCGCCGAGGGCGGCGAGGCCGATGGAAGCACCACAGACAAGCAAGGTAGTCATCATCATGCAGCCCTCTTCTGATCTGAGTTTGGATTGGACGGCGCGGCGCGGCTCACCTGCAGTCGGGGCAGCTTCACGTAGCCTTCAACTGTTCTTTGAGCTGATGCGTCGGCTGATTTGGATGGCTGGAGGTATTCGCTCATGCGAATTCCTCCGCCTGCTCGCGCTTGCGCATGGCAACGGTGCAGGCATGACAATGCTTGTCGCTATAGCCTCCGCAGGTCTCCCCCGGATTGAGGCAGTGAGGCCGCAGGACGTATTTCGGTTTACCGATAAAATTGGTTGCCGGGCTTTCACCGGCTCCAGCATGGCTCACGCTACCGTCTTCCGTTTCCGGGACTGCCTTACGGGCGTTTTCCGCTGGCACGGCATGGGCGATCTCGTCGCCTCGAAGCACGTCGCGGTCCATCTCGGTTGCCTTCGCAGGCGAATGGGATGCCCGTTTTTCGTCCGGGCCAGACGCGCTTGCGACGGCGTTTATATCTGCGCGCTCCGCGCTGCGGTCTACATCTTCGCCTCCTGCGTTGGCGCCGGCGCTGCTCAACTCAGCGTCAGAGCTTGGGGATGCGGTTCCGCCCTGCGAGGCAGTGGCGATCTCGGTATGTTTGGTGACGATGTTCAGGCCGCCGTCGGAGCGGCCGTTGCCGAACTTCTCGGCCAGCTTGTCATTCAGAACGACGTTTTCAGCATGCGCCTCTTCCGATATCAGGCGTTCCTTCGCCAGTGCAGCAGACAGAGCCTTGTGATCGGCCATGCCATCAGTCATACGGGCACGGGACTTCGCCTGCATCCTGTCGAGGATTTCACCGGTCGTCGGGTCTACCCGCTCTTCGGGTTCCTCAAAAATGTCGAGCTGGATCATGCCAAGGGCGTGCAGGTAGGTGTCGAGGATTGCCTCTTGCTCGGCCCGCTCGTCGGCGTCCTGCTTGCGGATCGAAATGACCTTGCGCAAGATTTTGGCGTCGAAGCCCATCGATTTCGCCTCGCCATAGACATCCTTGATGTCCTCGGCGATCGTCTTCTTTTCCTCTTCGAGACGCTCAATGCGCCCGATGAAAGCGCGGAGTTGGTCGCGGGCTACGCCGTGTGCGTCGGACATGGTGGCTCCTCAGAACGGGATGCCGTCATCGGTGACCGTGTGGTCAGCCGGATCGGGCTTGATGATCTTGATGCGCTGCATTGCCGGGGCGTCGGTGCGGTAGGCGTCAACAGCCGCCAGCACGACGAACACGATCTCCGGGTGAAGGCTGGCCAGCCGCTGGGCTTCCAATTGCGCCAAGGCCTTCGAGTAGTGCTGATATGTCGGGCCGCGTTGGCCGATGCCGTAGACCATCCAGAATTTGTGTGCCTTCGGCTGAGACATGACCGCAGCCGCAACCTCGTCGCCCATCTCCTGGATCGGCGCGCCGGTCATCATCGTTGCTTCCTTCGCCACCGCAGCGGAGCGCCTGCGCTCGGCGAGGATGGCCTTGGCAATGTCCACGATCGAGGCCTTTCGGACTCCAACGGGACCAACACAGGATTCGGAGCAGTTGCAGAGAAGGTTATCCAGCGCCTCTTCGGCTGCCTTCATGATGTCTTGGGGGATGATCTGGGCGTCGGCGCTCATGCCGAGACCCCTTCGATGGGGCGTGCGCCGAAGATGTCGGGCCGCAGCAAATGCCGCGAAACTCCGGTGATCCTTTCAACTTCCAAAACGCGCGTCGGAGGGACCTTGTCCCACTGCAACACGGCAGAAGGCGTGATCTTAAGCCGACGCGCCAGTTCGCTGGCGCTGCCTGCTTGCTTGAAAACCAGGGTGAGTGGGAGGGGTTCTGCGCTCATGTCTGATTATAAGCATACCTAGAAAATATCTTCAAGCAAAACTTTTATAGACGATATGGGGCTCCATAACTCACATGCTGGCTATGGACACGAAGGAAAAAGCCAAGATTGTGGGTGCAGCAATCAAGCGGGCGCGAAAACAGCGCGGCCTGGTTATGCGGCAACTCGCCGAACACCTCGGCGTGCACGTCGCAGCGATCGGAAATTACGAGAGCGGCAAGAACCTGCCCTCGACCGAGAACCTGATCGCGCTCTCCGATTTCCTTCGCGTCGATCAGGGCGCGCTTAGCCACGGCGAAGTCGTCAGCCTAACAGATGAGCCGCTCGCAGATGCCGAGCGCGTGACCGACCCTGCCCCGCCGCCTTCCGGTCCCTTGGATATTGAAGTCCTCGGAACCACAGCCGGTGGCGACGATGGTGATTTCAGGTTCAACGGTGAACGCCAAGGCTTCGTTCGCCGGCCGCCCGGGCTGACCGGCGTGGTGAAGGCTTTCGCACTTCATACGATCAGCGACAGCATGGTGCCGCGCTATTTCCCCGGCGAGCTCATATACGTTGGCGGCCGAGAGCCAGTACCTGGCGACCACATCGTGATTGAGCTTTTCCCCGAGAATGAAGGGGAAGTCGGGAAATCCTACATCAAGTACTTCGTTCGGCGGACTGCATCCGAGATCATCGTCAGCCAGTACAACCCGCCAAAGGAACTGACGTTCAACCGGTACGCCGTGAAGGCGCTATGGCGCGTGATACCTCTGGCAGAACTTCTCGGCTATTGAGGATATGCGCTTCCACGCGAACGCGCGCTCTCTCGCTCACAAATAGGGCTTGGACGGAAATGCTCTTTCCCGGCAGCCCGTCTTGCTGACAGGCGGAGCAAGTAAGCCGGGCCGACAGTTTCGCCAGCGGCGTCCCGCCGAAAATGCCAGGAAAGCGCAATAACTGGCCGACTTGCCACCAGCGCGCCCTCCCACAATCTGAACACTCGACAGACACGGACGCCACATCTCCCAAGAGTGGCTCGCTCGTAGGCAGCTTCATTCCTTTCTCCTTTGTTCACGTCTTGTTCTCACAATTGATTCTTTTTGTCGAAGAGTCGAGAGGCGTTTTCTAGTTTTGCTTTAAAGTTTTGCTTGAATGTGTTTTCTAGCTGTGCTTATATCCCTTTACAGCAGGACGCTGACGAGAGGGAGAAAGCAATGGCGATGGTTACCCGATACAGGATTGAAGATGAGGTCGGCCGGGTCCTGACCAACGAATATTTCTTCTCCTACGAAGTCGACGACGCTCTGCAGTTCCGTCGCGAAGACGAGGCTCTCGAAGAAGCCGCCGCATTCCCCGGGACGACCGTCGAGCGCTTCGAACGCTATTCGACCTTCCCCGATTTCTTCCTCTCCGAAGCCGTCTCGGTCGAGAGGAGCGCAGCATGATCACGACAAAGCAGCTCCGCGACTTCGCGTTCTTCCTCTCGAACACCAGCAGGTGGGAGCTTGAGAAGGCGGGTATTATTTCACCCGGCCCGAGCGGCGACACGGCTTGGAAGCGCTTCAACAACGACTTCGACGTGTTCGTGATCAAGCTCTCCGCCGAGAAGCTGAAGGCCCTGACGGACATGATCGCCGATTACCTGCAGGTGAGCGCATACTCCCGCGAGCAGGCGGCAGCGGCTGCACGGAAGGTGGCGTGATGACCCGCGCCGTCTCCTACGCCTGCGATCCTGCGCAGCGCTATTGCGAATGCGGCCACTGCGCCCTCCCGCCGGCCCGCAACATCGACCTGGACGCGGTCTCAAACCTCAACCGCGCCACCACCGCAACCGCGACCTTCTTCATTCTCGTTGCTTTCGTCCTCGCCATTTACGCCGTCGGCGCTTGGAAGACGGAGCAGGTCCACCGTGAAATCGTCAAAGCCAGGAGCGTTTGACATGACCGCACCAGCAATCGAACACAGCATGCGTCGGCAGACCGAGGCGGCAAAGGCCCTCCTCGTCGATCTCCGCAACCAGGGCGCCGATGACGACGCCGAGCTCGTCGCCGACACCATCGAGGGCGAAACCAACCTCATAGAGGCGATCGAGGAGGCTATCGCGGAACTCGACGAGTGTGATGTCCTCGTGACCGGTCTGAAGGCAAAGGAAGCCGAGTTCGAAGCGCGCCGGAAGGCAACCGAGAAGCGGGCCGAGCGTATCCGCGCCCTGATCGAACAGGCGATGCTCGCCACCGATCAGCTTTCGATGAAGTTGCCGACGGCAACGCTGTCGCTCACGAAACGCGCGGCCGCCCTGATCGTCACCGACGAGGCCGACATTCCCGCGAAGTATTGGGTTGAGCAGCCCCGCCCCGCCCCGAAGCTCGACAAGAAAGCCCTCACCGCCGACCTGCGCGAAGCGAAAGCCGCCATCCCCGGCGCCACGCTCGACAACGGCTCGTTCTCTCTCACGGTCCGGAGGAAGTGACCATGAACGCGGTCACCCGCTATGACATGACGCCCAAGCAGATCGCGCTCGTGAAGGCCACGGTCGCAAAGGACTGCAACGATGAAGAGTTCAACCTCTTCTGCGAAGTCGCACGTGCGAAAGGGCTCGACCCCTTCCTCGGGCAGATCATTCCGATGGTCTTTTCCAAGGGAGATGCTGAAAAGCGGAAGATGACGATCATCATCACCCGTGACGGCCAGCGCGTCATTGCGCAGCGCTGCGGCGACTACCGGCCGGCGAGCAAGCCGACACAGTTCGAAACCGACAAGGCCCTGGTATCGCCGACGAACCCGCTCGGTATCGTCTCCGCGACCGTATATCTGTGGAAGCGAGATTCGAAGTCGGGCGAATGGTTCGAAGTCGTCGGACAGGCCTATTGGGACGAGTTCGCGCCGATCAAGCGCAAAGCCGCGGGCGGATACAAGTGGGAGGATACCGGCGAGGTCTGGCCGGACAGCGGCAAGCCGAAGAAGAGGAAGGTTCCCGTCGGCGAAGAAAACGAAGTGCTTGACGACTCGGGCAACTGGTGCCGGATGCCCCGCCTCATGATCGAGAAGTGCGCGCAGATGCAGGCGCTTCGCGCAGGGTGGCCAGAACAGTATTCCGGCACTTATGACGAAGCCGAAATTGACCGCGCTAAGGTCCTCGACCTCACCGCCTCCGAAGTCGTCGAGAAGGAGCGCGAGGATCATCGCATGCGCATCGTCGGCGCCGACAACTCGATCACCGTTACCTGGGGTGACAACTGGACTCTCGATAACGTGCCCGTAGGCAAGTTCGCCGACGAGGTGATGAGGTTCATCAAAGAATCGCCCCCTGAGGCGGTCGCCAAGTGGCGGGACGCGAACCGTGAGCCACTGAAACGGTTCTGGGCTCTGCAACCGGGTGACGCGCTCGACCTCAAGAAGGAGATCGAGGCAGCAATCGCTCGCAAGCCGAGCCGGCCGGCGAAGGGCCCGTCCGATGCCGATCTCATGAAACACTCGATGGCGGCGGGCTGACATGAGCGGCCCGGTCCTCTTGCAGTGGAATGGCGAGGCCTTCGAGCCGGCAAACCGGCACTGGACCCGCGAATGCGACAAACGCTTCGTGATCGGCGAGTTCTATACGCTCGCCGAGCACAACGACCGGAGCATGAACAGCCACCGGCACTATTTCGCCGCGGTCGCCGATGCCTGGCGGAACCTGCCCGAGCAATACTCCGGCCTCCCCTTCGCCGAGTCCGCTGAGCACCTGCGGGCTTATGCCCTGATCAAGAAGGGCTATTGCGACACGCATACCATCGTCTGCTCTAGCAAAACCGAGGCAAAGAGGCTCGCAGCCTTCATCCGCCCGATTGACGCTTTCTCCGTTGTCGACGTGAAGGAAGCGACCGTTACCCGCTACGTGGCGAAAAGCCAGTCAATGAAGGCGATGGACAAGCACGAATTTCAGGAAAGCAAAACGGCCGTCCTCGACTACCTCGACGATCTGATCGGGGTTGAGCGCGGCACCACGCAACGAAACGCCGGAGCTGCAGCATGACCGAACTATCTAACAAGGCCGATTTCATCGCTGACGAGCGGCCCGGAGAATATGAGGCCACGTTCTCAGTGCGCGGCACGATCCACGTAACCGTTAAAGCGGAGAGCTTGGAGGAGGCCCGAGCAAAGGCCGCCGCGATGACCGAAGATGAAGAATTCGGCTTGGAACTCGACGAGGCTGATCATGTGTCGCTCGATAGGGTCTTCAAGACACGTCCGATGTTCCTGGTCACCCGTGACGGCCGGGCCATGCAGGTAAGCCACCTTCAGCCAGGAGACCTTCCTCGCCAACCGGACGAGAGGGGTTTCTGAAATGGCTGAGAACAGCAAGATCGAATGGACCGATCACACCTTCAATCCGTGGATTGGATGCACGAAGGTCTCTCCGGCCTGTGACGGTTGCTACGCCGAAAACCTGATGGCGAACCGATACCACCGCGTTCAGTGGGGCGCTGGGGAAGATCGGCAGCGCACGGGCAAAGCCAACTGGCGCAAGCCCGTGGCTTGGGACAAGGCCGCCAAGGAAGCCGGAACCCGCCCTTATGTCTTCTGCGCATCCTTGGCCGACGTGTTCGACAACGAAGTCGACGAGATGTGGCGCGCCGACCTGTTCACCCTCATCGCGGCAACGCCAAACCTGATTTGGCTGCTTCTCACCAAGCGCATCGGCAACGTCATGAAGATGACCGACCCTGCACGCGGCCATCGGATGCTCCCGCGCAATGCCGCGATCGGCGCCACCATCGCCAACCAGCCCGAATACGACCGCGACCGGATGAAGCTCTGGGAGGTGAAGCAATCGCTTGAACCGCTGTTCACCTTCGGAAGCTACGAACCGCTCCTAAGCCGTGTCGTCCTCGACAAGTATGCGCCGGACTGGATCATCACCGGAGGCGAGACCGACCAGGGGCCGCACAAGGCGCGATACACCGACCCGGATAACTTCCGCTATCTGCGCGATCAGAGCCGCGAGCTCGGCCGTGCCTTCTTCATGAAGCAGATGACGCGCAAGGCGCCGATCCCGGCCGACCTTCTCGTTCGCCAGTATCCGGAGGCAGCATGACCGCTCTCAAGGCATATTCCGTCCTTGAGAAGGACGAATACACCGGCGATATCTATTTCGCGCCGAGGGCGATCGTCGCCGCCAAAGCCGGAGCGAACGAGTATGGCGACGGCGAGCTGTCCTATATCCAGTGCCGCCGTGCCCCTTGGGCCGACGCATTCGCCGGCAAAGGTGTTCCTGCAAAAGTCGCGGTCGACCACGGCTGGCACTTCGAATGCCACGGCTGCGGAATCCAAATCGATAGCGACCTTGAAGAAGAACACCGCCTGCCCGTCGACGGCATCGTCGGCACCATGCACGGCGCCGTCTATTGCTGCGCCCGATGCAAGTGGAAGCACATGAAGCGCGAGGCGAGGCGCAAGCAGGAAGAGGCGGCGGCGATCGAGGATTTCAAAGCGATCGTCCGCGCGAGGTTCCCCTATGCTGACTTCGCCGACGACGAATCCGAGTTCCGCGGTCACCACGCATACGTGACGCGAGCCGACCGGTCGGGCTTCTGGCATCGCGGCCAGGTCATCGTCGCGTTCCGCTTTCCCGGCATGAAAATTGGCCCTGCGCACTTCCGCCTGGAGTCCTACCACCGGATCGGGCCGCCTATCGCCGGGTACACCTGCTGCAACGGCGACCGTGAGGCGTTCGAAGCATACGCCAAATCCACGAAGGGAGCCGCGTGATGGCTGATCGTCCTATTCTCTTCTCCGCTCCGATGGTCCGCGCGCTGCTCGCCGGCCGCAAGACGCAGACGCGTCGGCTTTGCAAAGACCAGCCGCCGCCAGGCGTGGCGATCATCCGGAAGACGATCCGGCCGTTCGGCGGCGAACCGTATCACGCCTTCGAACGGCGGACGAAGTTCGGCAACTTCGGCGGGGAAGTGCCGGTAAAAATCAGCCGAGGCGATCGGCTTTGGGTTCGCGAGACATGGCAGGGCCTGTCCTTTGGCGATTACCAGCCCACGAAGAGTAGCCTTTGCGAAGTGCGGTATGCTGCGACAGACCCTTGCGCTGATCTGGATGGAAAGGCGCGCGGCTATCCTTGGCGCCCGTCGATCTTCATGCCGCGCTGGGCCTCTCGCCTCACGGTGATCGTCACCGACGTTCGCGTCGAGCGGCTTCAGGACATCAGCATCGCGGATGCGCTGGCGGAAGGCTGGCCGGGAGCGGTCGAAGCCAACAAGATGCCTGCGACGAAGTGGTATCGCCACCTGTGGGACGAGATCAACGGCGCAGGCGCCTGGGAAGCAAACCCTTGGGTTGCCGCCTATACCTTCACGGTCATCAAGCAGAATATCGACCAGATCGAGAAGGTGGCGGCATGAGCGGTGTTCGCTACTTCCACGGCGGATTCGGAGGCCTGACCGTCGGGCAGATCGTCCTGCCGCCGGCGACGACGAAGGCACCGGCAACCGCGCGCTTCGGCGCCGCCGGCGTTTGCAACACGAACAAGGTCTATGTCTGCACCGATCAGCACGGCGCGCTTCTCTACGCCTGCATGCATTGGTCCGGATGCGGCAAGGTCTATGAGGTCGAGCCGATCGGCGAGTTGACGCCGGATTCTGACGCATTGCGGGCTGGCTTCTCCTTCGAGTGCGACAAGGCGCGCGTCCTGCGCGTGATCCGGGTGCGCGGAAAACTCATCAAGCAGGTTCAGCGAGACATGCTCCGGGAGGCGGTATGAGCGCTTCATTCGACAAAGCCTCGATCATGTCGACGCTGACCGACGGCATGAAGATGAAGGCCCAGATGATCAAGAAGGGCCTCACTGCCGCCCGCGTCCGCTGCCCGCAGTGCGACGGTTTCCTTCACGCGCGCCTCGCCGGCCGGAAGAACCACCTTCGGTTCTGGTGCGACGGCCCGTGCAAACGACAGATGATGGAGTAGACCATGGCATTTCGCATTGCCAACTCGATCCGCCCGGATCCGACACCAGCGCGCAGGCCGGCGAAGAAGCCCGCCTATCTGGCGTTTATTCACCACCTCCCTTGCGCTGTCTCTGGCGTTTACGGCGTCCAGGCCGCCCATGTCTCCTACCCGAGTACATGGCATGGAGCCTTTGGCCGCGGGAAAGGGACAAAGGCTCCCGATCGGTTCGCACTCCCCCTGTCGCCCTCTGAACACGACCTGCAGCACTCCGGCAAGCTTGGATCTGAGCGCGATTACTGGGCCTCGAAGGGGATCGACCCGCACGAACTCGCAAATGCCCTCTGGGGCGTGTTCTGCGACTTCGACGAGGCAGAGGCGATCGTCAGATGCACCGCCATCATCAATCAGCGCTTGGCGTCTGTGGGCGCGCTCCGGTCGAGGGACGAGGTGTGAGGGAATTAGTCGAGAAGATTGCCCAGGTAGCCAATGCCGTCGGCTGGCAGGCGGGTGAGCCGGCCATGGAACTCGCCGGCCAGATCGTTTCCGTCCTCGCTGCGAATCCCGAGCACATCGACCGCTTCATGAGTGGAGGCGCCGAGCTTTTCCTAGACGGCACGTTCAACGCCGAAAACGGCTGCCTCACCTATCGGTCCATGGGCGGCGATGTCCTCAGCCCGTCCGTCCTTCGCGCGAAGAAAGGCATGCAGCAATGAGCGAATTCCCTGAAGGGGTGATGAAGCTAGCGAGCGAGACCGTGAAAGAGAACTTCAAGAGCGGAGAGCCGTGGTCAAAGAGCATCGCGCGCGCGATCATGGCCGACCGATCCGACCGATCCGCCCGCTCCACCCCTCCCGCAGCGGCGAATTCCCCGATCACGCCAACTGTCAACAAGAACGGCAGTGGAACGAACAGTGAAACGCCGGAAAAAACCTGCCCAAATGACCCTAAAAGTGACCCTAAAAGACAGAACATCGCTCCCGCCGATACGGACGCCGCACAGAGCGAAGCCGAGGCATTCGACACGATCGTTGCCGCCCGCAAAGCCTACGTTGATGCGGTAGCTGCTTACAACGCTCGCCTTGAGTTAGTTCGCGCGGAACGGGAGCGTGGCAGCTGGCTCAATGTCGATCCCGAATATGCCGCGATGTCGGAAGCTCAATCTGCATTCTATCGCACAGTCCAAGAGCTTGCCGATGCCGCGATCCGCCAGCGCGCCGAGGAGAAGCCATGATCCCCGACCTGACCAACGCCACCCCCGCCACGCGTGCATACTATGCCTTCCCTGAGGACATCCGCGCGAAAGCCGAGGAGCTGGCCGGTTCGCCCCGGCCGATGAGCCATCTTGAAGTTCTGCTGGCGATTGGGACAGCGATTGCAAACGAGCGGGAAGCGGGCGAAGAGAGGTGAAGGATGACGACGCCGAACCTTCCCTACTGGCCAGCCGCAATGGACCTGAAATCCGCCGCGGCATATTGCGGGATCTGCGTGGACACCTTCAAGAAGGTGTGCCCAGTAAGGCCGCTGCAATTCACGGAATCCACACGCGGCGAGCGCTATCTTCGCCAGCGCCTCGACGAGTGGCTAGTCACGCTCGATCCAAACAAGCAGAATGCCGCGCCGAAGCGCAAGTTTGGGGATCGGC